TAGAGAATGCCTCCATCTTTGTGGATACGATTGATTCCACTTGCGCAGCACTTAAAGCTTCTGGAGCTACCTCTTCAGCAGCTGCTTCTTCTGCATTAATAGCTGCGATCACTGCTGTAGCGAGATCATAAGCCTGGTCCATCTCTAGTCCAAGTTGTGCAGCTAATACCTCAGAAGCTTTCTCCAAAGCTGCAGGCATCTCCTCAGCGTCAATAGCTTCGAATGCTGATGCTGCCTCAGGACTAGCTGCTGCACGCTCATCAATAATCTCTACTACTACACCACTTGCATCTGTGATGATGCTAACTCCTTCCATCTCACCACCAAGTGCATGAGTACCTTCGGGAGCAGGGATCTGCTCACCATCAGCAACAACATATACCTGTGTGCCAACAGCAAGATCTCCCTCATATGCGATTGCAGTACCATCCATAAGAACTCCCTCTCCAAAAGCTTGAGGAGAAGAGGAGAACATAGATTTCATCTCTGCAATAGCATCCATTACTTTCTTGAAGTTTTCGTTCATCTTTACTGTGTTTATTTATTATGTTTACTTGTTCCAATTACCTTACGTAGATCTTCAAGCGCAGTGAATATCTGCTTCATCATCTCAGTCTCTACAGTTCTACTTGTCTCACTTAGATAGAAGGATCCCTCAATACTGAATCCTGTCCACTCCCCTGCCTTAGCCTTCTGCCATATATCATCATTGAGGACCTTATAGCTAACTATCCAGGATCCGTCATTCACATCATGGAAACGCTCTGGCTTAGTGAATCCTTTCTCCTCATCTACCTGGTAGCTGTGAATCATATAAATGCCATCCACTACCTTTCCTGCATTGTGCTCCAAGTTCACGTTATTAAAGTTTTGCCTGCGAGCATAGTCAACGATGATATTCTTGATTGCCTCTTTAGTGAATACTACATAGTATTCCTCATTGCTGTTCTCATCATACCGGTAGATAGGAGTATCAGCAGAGATAGCCACACCAGTGATAACTCGCTCCTCTTCATTGAACTGGTAACGCTTGGCCTTGCTGAAGGTCTGATAGCTTATCTCATGAGCAGGATCTGCTACAAGTGAATTGAACTCTACAGTTGTTTCTGCCTCATCAAGATCTATATAGATCTCATAGACTGGTAGTTCTCTTTTCATATAAAGAAATATGTATTTTTGTTCCATGAAGTACGTATACCCTTATAGGAGATCATGTAGTAAGTTTGATACTCTGCATCATTCAATAACCTGGCTTAAGCTGTTTGATCCGCAGGCTGAAGTCTACATAGTTGGAGATCCTCATCCGGATGGTATACATATACCTATCTCAACGCTGCCAATCAGAGGCTGCGATGTGACTAATAAGATGATGCACTTTGCCTGGCATTACGCAGGCACCTTCTGCTATATGAATGATGATTTCTTCATTGGTCCGAACTACCGCTTTGATAGAATACTAAGCAATGGAGATCTAGTGATCAATGACCGGCATGCTCCTACGTATCAAGAGGCCATGCAAAACACCATTGACTTTCTCAAGTCAGTAGGCAAACCCATGGTGAACTTTGAATGTCATCAGCCCATACTGATGGACTCAGATAAGCTGATTAGCTTATTCTGCATAGCCACCTTGTTCTGAGTGCCAGTAATATCAGACTCCAGTACGTATACTACTCCTTGATTGGTCTGTGCTATGAGCTCAGCTGTGTTCTGCTGCTGTGTATTCAAGTTAGCATTCGTACCGGCACCGCCTAATTCCCCTGCTGTAGCTCCTGCTGTCACACCTCCTCCAGTATCAAGAGATGGCGCAGTGCCAGACTGATACTTTTGCGCTGCAATAGCTGCTATCTGCGTAGCTCCAATGATGGAGGCTGATGCAATAGCAGCAATACCGGCAGGAGATGGAGGAGGACCAAACTGAGCAATACCCTTGACTATGGCAGTAGCTGTGTCAATAGCTACCTGAGCAATGCGCAAAGCCTTGTCTCTTTCAAACTGCTGTTTCTTGATCTTCTCTACCTCATTAAAGTTCTTGAGCTCTATGGCATACTTAGCAGATGCATATTTCTTGTCAATCATCTCACGCTGCTCTGCTGTCAAGCTGCTACTGCTAAGCTCTGCCTCATGCTGTTTCTCTAGTGTAGCTATCTGATCATCTGCAGCTGCCTGAGCATTCTCCATCCTGGCATTCTGCAAGTCATTCACTGCTGTGTTAAATGCGCTGATCTGATCAAAGACCATCTGTGCTGTTTCAAGCATTTGAGTTACACCAGCAAGCTGCTCCTCTCTAGACTTAATCTCTTGCTCCTTGATAGCATCATTCTTGGCCTTATTCAGCTCAACCACTTTCTTGTTGTATTCATCCTCAAGCTTGAGCTGTGCTTGCATGTATTCATCAGCTGTGATCACATTGAGCTGCAGTGCTTCACCAAGTGCTTGGCTCTGCTCTGCTTGCGCATCCTCAAAGTCATATAGCTCACGCTGGAACTCATCAGCCATGAAGCTACGGAAGTTCTTATATAACTCTAGTTTCTTTTGCTCTTGCTCTGCTCTCTTAGCTAGCTCCTCATCAAAAAAACGCTTATTGATAGCAGCTATATCAGCATTGAGTTGTGCAGCCACTGCCTTTTCTAGTTCAGCATTCCCATTAGCTACCTGAAACTTTTCATCATAGCTCATGACAAGCTCCTGGATCTCCTTCTCCCTAGCATCCTTCATCAGTGATACCTCAAGAGCAAACTGCGCATCCATCTGAGATATCCTGTCCTCATTCGCTTTAACTTGTAGATCATAGAGCTCCTTGAGTCTCGCCTTCTCTGCTTCAGCTGCAGCCTTCCTTCTCTCCTTGGCTTTATCTGCTGCCTCCTTCTGTCTGTCAGCCTCTGCCTTATCATTTGCAATACGCAATACAGTCAGATCATCTAGATTCTTCTTGTTCTCAGCATACTGCTCACCAGCTAGTTTCTTATTCTCTTTTATATTCTTCACTAACTGGATAGCTCTATCACTATCTCCTTTACCTAAATCAAAGAGAGTCTGAAGCTCTAACCTATATCCTTTTATCTTCTGATTCTGAAGCTCCAGTATAGCTCTACCTGACTTTAATGCAGCAGCGAGCTTACGCTCTTCCATCTGTTCAGTATTCTTGCCTGCAGCTTGTGACATTCTAATCTCAAGAGTATAGTTGTCCTCTGTAGCCTTCATCTTCTGTCTCTCAGCTGCTATCTTCTTCTTGGTCTGTATCTCAATGATTTCAGTAGTAGTCTGAGCATTCTTAACTGCATTCCTGGTATTAGCATCATCAATGATTCCAAAGAACTCAAGTACTGCAGTCAATCCTTTCATGGACATGACAGTCCTCTCAATGACCTTCCATACCTTATCAAAGTTTTCAATCAAATATCCAACAGCTACCACAATAGCACCAATACCGGTTGTTACCAAGGCAGCTCTCAGGATCTTCATGGCATTGGATGCTAGTCCTGTGGCTACAGCTGCTGCCTTCTGACTAGTACTGAATGCTTTTGTCTCAGCGGATGCTATGATAGTAGCCTCACCGACATCCTTGATAGCTCCTGCCTCACGCTCTGCAGTGATAGCAGCTGCTGTGTTTGATTCGCTGAGCTGATTAGTTGCAATATCAAAAGCCCTTGTCTCTGAGGATGCTATGATACTAGCTTCACCGATGTCCTTGATTGCAGCAGCCTCTCGCTCAGATACAACAGCTGCAGCAGCCTCAGTCCTTATCAAGTTTTCAGTAGCTACTATCTGAGTCTGTATCCCCTGGATGGTCCCGTATCTGATAAAGTTCCCTAGCTTGTTGATAGTATTCTGGATACCTGAGAATAGCGCATCCTTCTCCTTGAGCTTGAGCTGTATCTCCTGCAGTGCAGATGCTAGTCCCATAGCAGCCTGTAGCTTGACCATGGTCTGCATGAGTTTCTCATTCTCTACACCTACCAGGGCAAGTGCTGACTGAAACCCACTGAACACACTGACTGCACCGCCTACACTACCCACTAGCCTCTCACCAATAGTCTTGGATGCTCTATCCACGACCATGTCAGTCTCTATCTGCGCCTTCTTATACTTGGCAACCTGGTCAAGCAATTGCTTGTACTCCTTGGATGCTGTATCTCCTGCAAGGGCAAGCTCATAGAGTCTATCTTCAGCCTCACCCATTCTAGCAGTCAACGGCTGCAGCTCACCATATACCTCAGCAAAGGTAGCAGTCACATCTGTCATCCTATGGTCCAGGTTAGTGGATGCGCTTGACAGATCATCAATACTCTTATCAAGATCCTTGATCTCCTGAGTTGCATCTATGAGTCCCTTCTCAAAAGCATTGATCTCAGCTACACTGTTACCAGTATCAACCCTCAGTGTAAATATTGCCTCTTTATTTGCCATGTCTTTATTCAAAAAAAGGCCAGTTGCCCGGCCTTGCTAAGTTAGTTTATTTTAGATTAAATTGGAGGAAACGGAGTCGGCTTAGGCTTGTACTCAATAATCGGCAAGTCCTTAACCCACGCAAAGGTTGGGTTAACATTATACTCCATCTCTTCTACTGAGATTATCCAGTTATCATCTATGTCCTGTATAGGATTGAAATATGAATCATCATCATATAGCTGACCTACCAATTCATCTTTCTGTACTTCTGTTAATAGTCCTACTTGTATCATACGTTACGCCCTAAAGTTGTTTGGAATGTTTGTACTGCTGTGTAGAAGTTAGCTGCTTCAGTATCGTTAAGTCCGTCTCCTATTGAAGCGAAAGCATATTCTCTATTTGCATAAGTAGCGTCATAATTACGCACACCTATGTAATAATTGTTATTAGTACGAAGTGCCACTATATTTTGTTTCTAAATCAACCAACACCGCACCAGCACCCCCACCCATATCAATACCGCCACTAACATTTGTTCTTGAGTAGATAGAAATATGATTGCTATTTATGTCAGATAAATTGTTAAATGGATTGTAATACGTATTTGCATAGCCATTCGTTCCGTTAGGTAATATACCATTAGAACTGTGTGTAACCCCACCATTAAACACCAATCTAAATGCAGCATCTGTATCAAGCGGATTCTTAAGATTCCACTTATGAGACGAGCTCGTGCCTCCTACAAAAGGGTACAAAGCTTTCATCTTGGTCCAAATGCCGTAACCTTTTAGGTCAGTTACTAACGTTTCAATAGCACTCTTCTGTGTGTTGTCAGTAATACCAGCAGCTGTTATGAATGCTTGTGCATCTGCGTCTCCAGATGGCTGTACTAAGTATGGATTGATTATCATCCCCATAACTTATCAGTTTCTGTAACCAATCAATGTAACCTTTAAACCTTTAGCTGTGCCATTACCTATCTGATCAATGTCGATAGTGATTTCTGCATCATCAGCTATGGAAGTATCAGAGATTACTGCTGGAGTAGCAGCAGTTGTGGATGTCTTCTCAGTGTTGTCTATGGTAAGCTTAGTACTCAATACTGATGTACCACCCTCATTGATATCCACTGTGAATATACTACCACTCGCCTGAGCTGTGCTTAGTGATGCACGTACACCAGTCAACAGCATAGCATGTGGTGCTCTGAATGTCACCTTCGCTGTGCCTGTAGTCAGTGCAGTAGTCTCATCTGATGCAGCTACCACTATCTCAACAGGGATAGTCTTGGCAAGCTGTGTGCCTGTCATCTTCCTGGATACAAATGCGCCACCTCCACTATCTACTGATACCTCCAATAGGTCCGTAGTTGCCATTCTGTTTGCTGACATTG